CGCCGTGACGGCATTGGGCGCGGCGACGAACGGGCAGATCCCGATTGGCGACGGGACGACCGATCCGGTACTGGCGACGATCACCGCGACGGCGAATGAAACTGATGTCACAAACGGCGCAGGCACGATCACGGTCGGGATCGTCGCGAGCCCAACGCTAGACGCGACGAATATCACGGGTGTCGTCACGGGTGGGATCACAGACGGAACGATCCTCGAAGCCGATCTGAACGCGATCGATGCAGCCGGCGACGAAGAATGCTTGACGTCGGAAGGTACCGGGTTCGAATGGCAAGACTGCGGGAGCGGGGGAGCGTTTAGCGACGCAGGAGATCCGATCGTTCAGAATACGGTGACGAAGGATGTCCATGTCGGCGACGGTGCCGGCACGTTGGCGGGCAAGTTGGAGATCGGCGGCGATGCTGACCAACCGCAGTTAGTGGTCGAAGGCTTCAGCACGCAAAACGACTCGATCGTCGTTGTGCAGAACGATGCCGACACGGAACTTGCGAGCATAGAAAATAGCGGTCTTATTTCCACGGCCGTTGGGATAGATGCGATTGGCGATGTGGATCTAGACTATGGTTCTGGAGATGTCGATGACCATACCTTCATCACGGACGGGACCGGAGACTCTGAGATTGTTCTACCGGCTGAATCTATTGGCACTACGGAAATCCTGACGGATACGATTGTTCCAGCCGATGTTGACGAAACGCAGGATTACGTCTTTACCACGCTGTCGGGGAAGCAGGATAGGAACAATACGGCGGTAAACGATGACGATTGCACCGGGGAACAGGGTTCGTGGTGGTACGACACGACGGACAGCGTGTTCGAGTGGTGCAATGCGAACAGCGGCGTGCCGGCGGTATTGGGTGGGGGCAGCACGATGCCGCCAATGGTATTCCGCGCGCAGCAGAACGAGCCACCAACAGCAGCATATGCGACGCTCGATACTCGGAACATGCATCCGGTGCTCGACTTCGACGCGAGCACACAGGAGTACGCGGTGTTCTCGGAACTGCTGCCACCGTCTTACGGTGGGGGCGGCCTGACGTGTGACATCTGGTGGGCGTCAACGGACCAAACAAGCGGTGCCGTCAGTTGGGGCATTGCCTTCGAGGAGCTCGATGTCGATGGGCAGGATATGGACGCCGACATCACGTTCGCCTATAACTTCGCCAGTTGCACGACCGCAGCCGTAACGGGTGATCTCGACAAGTGTACGATTTCATTCACGGACGGCGCCGATATGGACAACTGGAGCGCAGGCATTCCCGGCAGGGTGAAGATCCAGCGAGACGCGGACGGCGGCGACGGGACCGACGATATGACGAACGACGCCGAGCTGAGAATGTTGGTGTGCAATGAGACTTAAGAAGCTTTTATTGGTGGTGTTGTCGCTGTTTTTGAACTTGGTGGGGTTCCCCTGCCTTGCTGCCTACGACTCAAGCCCCGGCGGTAGCGGTAACTTCGTCTATTCAGACAACGCAGAACCGTCCGGTGGGCCACCGATTTCGTTTGCGGTTTTCTTCAAAACCAACTCCCATACTTCTGGGAGCACTACCATTGCTCATTCTGACCCTAGCGGCTATTCCTATTATGTCCTCGTTCCTCATTCCGACGCGAAGCACTATTTCGTTTCTCGACATACTACCGACACCACGTTTGTCGGCACGTCTACGTTTTCTGACGACACCTGGTATGTCGGCATTGGTACTGAAGCTTCCAGCACATCCCGGGCCGTTTATTTAGATGGTGCTGGGAAGGGTACAAGTAGCGCCAATTCTGGAACTTCTTACACGTATTCGCGGTTCTGTATTGGTCGATATGACTACTACGCAGATAGTAATGAGTCTTTAGACGGAGACCTTGGCGAAGGTGCTGTCTGGGACGCTTCTCTTTCGGACGATGAGGCCGCAATTCTCGGAAAGAAGTTTAGCCCGCTTCTAGTGCGACCTAATGCGCTAACTCATTATGCACCGTTGGTGCGAACCCTGCAAGATTATATTGGCGGAACTAGCCTAACCCAGTCTGGTGGGACCCTTGGCACGGAGCACCCACGAGTAATAATGGCGTATTAGGATGAAAAAAGAAACTTGGCACTATCTGCTTTTGATCAAGGCGATCATCGTTCTTGGCATGTTTATGATTGTGGGTGCGCTTTCTGCCGAACGGGTATTCAGCGTGAGCGGGCAGGACGTTCTGAGGCATTGGCCCAGCCGGGGGCCGGTGGAGTTGGCTACTCAGGGTTATACGGGGCTGGTCGTCGACCCGATTGTGACCGGCGGCGCGGAGACTGCTATTGCTGCGGGGCGAAAAGACTATCTTAAGTTTGTGGGCGGCGAAATCCGGCTCAAGACGCAGGCCGAACGCAACGCGGTCGACGCGGCGCGGGAACAGGCGGTGATCGACGCGATTCTCGAAGCGGCGCGAGCGGACGCTGAAGATGACAACGGCGGGACCGGCCTGAACCTGCGGGCGATCGTCACGGTCCTGGTGCGGTACATAAACGAAACGCGGAGTGGCACAACCGCGCCGCTAACGGCTGCGGAAGTGCGCGACGATCTGCGCGACGAACGGGCGCGTCGGATGGGGCAATAGGAGACGGGATGCCATACATTCAGGTAACAGGGCACGGGCGGGTCTACGCGATGGAACCGGGCGACCGCGTGTTGCGCGGAGGTGGCGTAGAATCGGCGTCGCGTGGGGTGATCATCAGCGGCAAGTGCGCGGACGGCGAACGGGTCGCGGCATGGGAACGCGACGGGCTGATCGAGAAGGCGAAGCCGGCGAAAAAGAAGTCGAAAAAGGAAGGTTAGACGATGGCGAAAGTCTACACGGCAGTCCAGGCGTTCTACGCTGAATTCGACATCAGCGGCGACGGCAATTCGTTCGAGCCATCGCGGGAGCAGGAAGTACTCGAGTCGCGGCCGTTCAATTCGGCATTCGTGAAGAAAGACGCGGGCATCGTGAACGACTCGGCGACGTTGGGCGGATACCTGTCGTTCGAAGATCCCGGCACGGCGTTCATGTCGAACATCGGGACGAAGGTTCCGGTTTCCGTTTGCGTCGACGCGAATCCTGCGGCCGAACAGGATAAGGCGTATTTGGTCTATGGTCTGCATGCGTTTCCGGGCGGGCCGGCGGAACAGGGTGCGCTGCGGACGTTCAATCTGAATCTGGACGCGGACGACTATATGGGCATCGGGCGCGTGCTGGGGAACGGGCAGAAGACGGCGACCGGCAACACGGCGGCGGGGTGGTCCGGTGGCGCGGTGCCGGCCGGCGGGTCGATCGTCGCGGCGGTGCACTGCACGACGGCGACCACGGGGACGGTCGACATCATCATCCAATCCGCGGCAACTGGCGACAGCGGGTTCGCATCGCCAACAACGCGGTTGACCTTTACGCAAATCACGACAACGGACATAAGCGAATGGCAGCGGGCAACATCGGCGGCGGGTATCACGGATACCCTGTGGCGGGCGAAATGGACGGGCGCATCGACTCCGGATCACACGTTCTGTGTGACGTTCGCGATCGTCTGACGGGCAACCGAAACGGGAGAAAAGAAAAATGGCAGATGTTGTTCTAGGCGGGTATTTTTCAATCGGCGGCGTCGACCGGTCGTCGTTCTGCGAGTCTTGGGAGCCATCCTGGGAACTCGAGATCCAGGAGTCGCGGCCGTTCAATTCGAACTTTGTCAAAAAGGACGCCGGTCTCGAGAACCACAGCTTTACGGCGACGTTCGTCGACGACACGTCGTACACGCTGGTACAGGCGCTCGATGCGCTTGTTGGGACGAAGGCGGCGTTCGAGCTCAGGTACGACGACGCGGCGGTTGGCGCGACGAATCCGAAGTGGACCGGGAGTTGTGTGGTTCCGAGAACCACGCCACCCGCGACTCAGGGTGGTGCGGCGCGTTTTTCGGTGACGTTCCAGGTGGACGGCGCCGCGACGATGGCGACGGCCTGATCAGAAGAATCGGACGTGTGATCCGTGGGGACACCCAAAACCGGGCGGTCGCACCCGCTATCCTCGCCGGTTCCCGCGGGGGTCCGGCGTGGTCGGGTGGTAGGGGCGGCCAACCGGCACACGTCCACTGAACGGAGGTGGAACAAGTGCGAAAGTTGACGCTGCCGGAACGATTCCGGCTGAAAGACGAAATCGAAGTCGAAGATCCGCTCGGCATGGGCTGGACGTGGGTTCTGCGGTACTTCGCGAATCCGGATCATCTGGCCTGGCAGGAAAAGAACAGCGACGGGAAGAACATCGCGGCGCCGATGTTCGAGTTTCAGCAGCGGTGCGCGATGAAGGCGACCGGGGAAGCGCAGGCGAAAGGTCTGCGCGGGAAGCCGGCTCGCATCTACATCGAGCGGCGGACGTTCGAGATTCAGTCGGAAGAAGCGTTCAACCACCCGATCGAAGCGATCGAACTCACGGTGATGAACCCGACCGGCCTGGCCGAACACGTCGTGCGCGCGGTGCGTGGCGTCGAGGAGACGAACGGCGATGGCGAGGTTCGGACGGTCGATCCGTCGAAGGAGCTCCACGAAGAAATCCTGACGATGACCGCGCCGCTGCCGTTCGATTACTCGGAGGAAGCGGCGGACGAAGACGACGACGAATTCTTCGTGCCGGCGGGCACGCAGTTGGGCGTGTTCTATCGGCGGTGGGTCACGCGAGTCTCGCGGGGCCTGGATCGGTTTCGCGAATCGGCTGTCGAAACGGCGGGAAAAGACTTCGCCGGTTCCTAGCGTGGCAGCTCGAAGGAATCGGCGCGATCGATTCGGGTGCGCTGGACGTAGCGGAAAAGCAAGAATGGGCGAAGTCGAATGTCGTGAACGGTTGGCGCTCGAGGCGCGCGGGGCTGACGGATGATCAGCGGGAGTCGTTCGGCGACACGCTGCCGGGGCTCGAGCAGTTCGAAGCGTTTGACGAACCGCCCATCTTGCCGCCGGAACTGCTGCCGGTGTGGTCGGCCTGGGGACCTGGCTCGCAGGTCGGGCCGACGACGACGATCACGGTGTCGGGCGGGTTGGCGCCGTCGATCGTTCTGCACGATCATCGTTCGATGCTTTATCCCGCGCGGGTCGTGTGGCTCACTGAGAACGGGTACGCGGATCCGGAGGACCGCGCCGTGATGCTGCTACTGTGGCAGGTGCTGGATCTGGAAGCGGTGCGGATCGGTACGGAACAGGTGATCGAGAAGCAGACCGAACTGTCGAAGGCGAAATAGCATGCCGTCGAAAACCTGGCACCTGATTCTCGCGATCTTCGGCAAGGGGCAGAACGCGCAGGAGGCCGCGAAGGCGAAAAAGCAGCTGAAAGGCGTCGGCAATGAAGCCGGGAAGACCGACAAGAAGTTGCGCGGGACGGAATCGGCGTCTGCCGGATTGGGGAAGGCGTGGATTGCGCTCGGAGGTGCTGCGGCAGCTGGCGCGCTGATCAAGAGCGTCATTAGCATCGGGATGGAATTCGAGGATCTCGAGACTCGCCTGGTGACGTTCACGGGGTCGCAACAGGCGGCGAGCGACGAAATCGCGCGGTTCGCGGAGTTTTCGGCGAGGACGCCGTTCCAGTTGAACCAGATCACGGAAGCGGCGATCGGTCTGTATGCGCGCGGGTTCGATCCGACGACCGAAAGTTTGCAGGCGTTGGGCGACATGGCTGCGGCGCAAGGCAAGGACATCACGACGGCAATGCAGGCCGTGACGCAGGCGGGTTTTGGCGAAGGCGAAATGCTGAAACAGTTCGGCGTGCTGATGCGGCAAAGTGGCGATCAGGTTTCGCTGACGTACAAAGGTATGACGCAGACCGTCAAAAAAGAGTCGGGCGAGATTGTCGATGCGCTGCTCGACATGGCGAAAACGAATTTCGCCGGCTCGATGGAACGGCAGTCGAAAACGCTGTCGGGATCGCTTTCGACACTGACGGACAACCTGAAACTGTTGGCGCTGTCGCTGAACGAAAAGGGTGGCGTCAACGATGGGCTGACGTCGATGGTGCAAGGTCTGACGGGCGTGATCCAGGGCATCAATTCGCTCGCGAACGACGACACGTCTGCAACCTGGTGGCAGATCATGAACGCGGCGATTCGCGCGCAGTTGGGGCTGTTGCCGGATCTGACGATGACGTTCGAGAAGTACGTCAAGGTGACGGGCTCGGCGACGGGGTTCAACGCGGAGCTAGTCAAAGGCATCGAAGGACTCGACAACGCGCTCCAGGAACAAGAAGCCGCACAGAAGAATGCCAACGAGGCGATGGAGGAGGCGAAGGAGAAAGCCGAGGAACTCCAGGAGGCGCTCGACGACCTGGTCGACGACACGATCAGACGCTTGCAGAATGAGGCGGGGGTCGCCGCCCAACGGGTGCTCGACATCTTCGAGGCGACCTCGTCGCTTTCGGGTTCGGGGGTGGGCGAAAAGGTCGAGGTCCCGGTGGTCGAGGCGTTCTCGGGGGCGATGGATAAGGTCGCGGTCGTGATCGAGGGGACGTATCGCGACACGACCGCGAGATGGCGTGAGGAGCTCGAGGATATGTGGGCGGACCTCGGAGAGTTCATCTCCGGGGTGCTCATGGATGCCGCGATGGGGATGGGCGACGCGATTGCGGATGCGATCATCAGCGGCGACACCTCGAACCTCGAAGAGTCGTTTGCGCAGATCGGTCAACAGATGGGCGGGCAGATCGGAACGGCCATCGGGTCGTACTTCGCCGGTCCGTTCGGCGCGATTCTCGGGAACATCTTGGGGCAAGTAATCGGCGACAAGATCGGCAGTGTTCTCGGGAAGGTGATCGGGAGTGTGTTGGACGCTTTGGGCCTGGGGAGTAGCGAGCGCCCGTCGGACATCATGAGCCAGTTCAACATCGGGCCGAACTTTGAATCCGCCTGGGGTGATCTGGCGGGGCCATTGGTCGATCAGGTGAACGCGGCAATCGAGCAGATCGAAGCGGCTATCGGGACGTCGATTGAACTGACGCGCAACATGATCGTGAGCGTCCAGCGGGACGGCAGTGCGATCTTGGAAATCTGGGAGAACGGCGTTCGAGTCTTTCAGGTGATGTTCGAGGACGCGCAGGCGGCGATGGAGCGCGGTCTCGAAATGCTCCTCGAGGCGGCGATCATCAACGCGGAAGGTCCACTTGCTGCCGCATTCGGGGAAGTCCTGTCGCGGGCGGTCGAAGTGGGTCTCGAGCAGACGATCGCCAACTTGCAGACACTGGCCGGCATCAGCGCGGAGCTCGACGCGATGCTACGGCCGCAAGATGCTGTGCTCGCACGACTCGCCGCGATGCGCGAGGAAATCGAGGCGCTGAACCTGACGGCGGAAGCCGCGGCGCCGCTCCTGGCAGACGTCGCGGAAGCGGAACGGCAAAGGCTCGAAGCGATCGGCCAGAATGCGCTCGCGCAACTGGCGGCGATGGCGAACGAGCTCGGCGTGCAGACGCAGTTCGCGCGGCACGTGCAGCGGGATCTGTTGCGGATTCAGTTCGCGAAGATCAAAGCGGATTTGATTCTCGCCGGCATTTGGGAAAAGTACCGCGGGATCTTCCAAGACTTGCGGCGCGAAGCATTGGCGGCGACGCGGAACGTTGCCGACGTGGCGGATCAATTCGAACGGTTGGGCTCGGCGAGTTTCGGCGGCGGGGGCGGCAGTTCGCTCGGGAGCGTTGTGAGCGACGTTCTGGCGATCAACGAAATCGCCAACGAGTCGAACTTCCAGTCTACGGCCGACTGGTGGGCGAGCGTCAACGAGACGATTCAAGGAATGATGAAGAATCTGGCCGGCGCGGGCGAAAGCCTTTCGCCGTTTCAGCAGATCCAGCGGAACTATCAGGAACTGCTCGACTACCTGAATCAGTTCGTCTTGCCGCAGGACATCTACGATCAGGCGTTCGACTCGTTCGAGACGGCTTGGAACCGGCTCGTGCAGAACATGAAGGACGACATCACGACGTACCTGGACGGCCTGACGGAAGACTTTGGGCAAGGTACGCCGCTCGACTTGTTGGGCTCGGCGAAAGCCGAATTTCAGCGGGTGTTGGCGTTGGCGATGGGCGGCGACGTCGATGCGTTGGGGCAGTTGCGCGGC